CCTTTGTTAATCCTCTTAGCCAACCCCTTATCCATCCCAATGTAATTGTCCTCGATAGTTTTAATACTCATTAGATTGGATAATATTAAAAAAGGCCTAGATTTCTCCAGACCTTTAGTTAGTTAAATTGTTGATTATAAAGCTAGTATCTTTTCGATTGACTCCAAGACCTGCTTCTGATTTTTAGGGAGATACAAGGGGACTGGGGTTCCTTCTCGTATTAATGTCTGCTTGAATAACTTCCACGTATTGGGGAATCTATCATTAGCAAAACCTTTACACTCAATAACCCACTTAATCTTTCCCTTTGCATCATACCCAATAAAGTCTGGGGTATATGTGATATCTCGAACCTTTCCGTGGCCCTTATCTTCATAATCCCCACTAGGTTTAGTCTCCCAAGAACACTCAGGATACTCAAACCCTTGCATAATGACGAACTTCTTTTGTTCGTACTCGAATCTTAACTCATACTCTAATAGCTTACGATACGTGAACACCTCCAACATTGACTTAAACTGTATGCCGTCGACTACCTTTTGAGTAGCTTTTATTTTTCCGCGGCTTCCTTTTTTGGGACCAGCTTTTCGAACAGTATTGGATCGAGTTCTTGAATTTCGTTTAGCCATTGTCGCTCTAGTTGTTTTGCAATTCTGGTCAATCTTCTCCCTAGTCTCTGGGTCTGTATAGTATTTAGAATCAGTCATTTAAGGTAGCTGTATGTTAATTATTCTATTTGCACAATCTTTTCCATGATCTCTAACAAGATCTGATATATCCTTAGATCTGTAATGGGCTGGGATGATGACATTGATTAACTGATACGTATTACAAATTTTATTAGCCATAGTCTGGCCTGGATTTGTATCAGAATTAAAGTCATTATCATACAGCACAACCACTAAGTCAAATCTTGTCCTGAGATGATCGATAAACTTCTGACTAGGCATCTGCATCTCACTCTGCATTGCTACCCCCTCGAATCCCAGAGCATTCAAGGTCATAACATCTTTTAGTGATGAAGCAAGAAAGACAATGTCTCCACTGTCTTTCAATTGGCCGTAGCCCTGGATATCATTCTTAGTAGTATTACTGAACCACTTACCCTCTATTTCCAACGGTCTGTAGATCTTATATCTCCCGTTGATATTATATGCATAAGCTAGAGTGTGGCAGCTATACCTAACCTCATTAATCCAAAAGTAATCGATTGGCTCTACAACAAATTTAGTCAATAACTCTAGGTCTATCCCAAACTTATTCCAGAATTTAACATCGTCTTGAGTCCACCTTCTACTACGTTTAGTAATCATAGTGGGTTTCCTTTCCTCAATAACTTGATCCCCATAGGTAATAGCCATCTGAGCCTTAGTCACAGTCCCCATGTGGAGTCCTAGTCCAAAGTCAGCATCTATTACCTTAAGTGCTTCTATAAATGTCAGATTATACTTACGTTGCACGTAACTAAAACAATCATGGCTCTCCCCATTACCGAAATCCTTATACAATAGCTTACCATTGTACTGGATTATCGAGCAAGTTGGGGATCTATCTTGTCTGAGCTCACTACAAAACTTGTCACCAATCTTCTTAAAACTGTGACAATAGAACTTAAAGATATCGAACTCTGAAATCTTACAAAGAACAGAGTCTTTATCTAAGTAAGCATCGCTGTTCCTTATCTGAATCATAGTTACAAAAATAGAAAATGGGGAGCCGTCGCCCCCCATTCTCACTCTTAATCAATAACAATATACACACACATAAACAACTTAAACATCCCATGCATCAGCAGAATCACCTGCTTCTGTTGTTACAGGGTCAGCCACAATCATAGTTGGGGAATAAACCTGTAACTTAAGATCTTTGTTATACTCAGCATTGAAAGAACCATAGTCCTCATTCAAAGCCTTGATAAACATGTCATCTCTCATTGGCTTGAGACGACCAAAGTGTCTGTTGTAAACAGCCTGATACTTGCCATCTTTAACACCTACAAGGACACGTAATTTGTTAGCACTGAGTACCTTAACATACTCTTGCAACTCTTTTACATCTCCCTGAGCAATAGCATCGATAGTATCAAATGATATCTCTCCACCAGCTGCCACGTTAGCCCAAGCCTTGGTAAAATTAATCAAAGTATCCTCACCAACATAAGCTTTTCTTGTTTTATCTGGATTTTTCCACCAGTCATAAGCAGGGACATCTGCACTCCATGTAGTCTGACCAATGTTGTTAGCCCACATGAACTTACTTCCGTCTTTAGATGCACGGTGTTTAGCCTGCATCAGGATCTCAAATCTTGTAGTAAAAGACAAGCCTGCAACGTCAGACTTAAGCCAGAATACTAGCTTATTATAGTCCTCCTCGTTAAGAGTCACCTTATACTCAGGCTCAGTCTTAAGATTAATACCAAGCTCTGAAAGCTCTGATAAGTTAGGATTAACTGCAACTACTGATACTGGGGCAACACCTGTGTATAGGGTTATTCCACCAGTTGATACAACTTCTTCTGAATTATTCGATTGAATAGCCATTTTTAATAATTTTTAACGGTAATACATTTTATAAACTATGTCCCTTCCCTTTCACATCTCTGCCTCTGCATCAACAATCAAGTCAAGCAGATCAAGTTGGTTAGGATTTGTAACCACCTCACTATCTGTTAATCTAATTCCAGTTTTAGGAACTGTAGGTATAGTTACTGGGTTTTCTACTGTATCATCTACAATAGAGATACGTGTAATCTTACGACGAGCACGTAGACCCTTAAGCTTTGGGTGCTTGAATACCTCTGCAACTTCTGCAGCTGAAAGGTTATACTTCTTAGCAATAGCGGCTCTGTCCATGCCGTTATTCAAATCCCCAAGAACTGATGATACAGTAATTACTGTGGTTGGTTGTGTTGCAACATCTTGTGCAACGGTAGCTTCAATTGCCATTTGAATTAATGTGTTTAGTCAATATAAATTTTACTCCAGTCAAGTTCCATGACCTGACCCTTTAAATGCTCACAACGAGAGCCTGCAGTAATCTCTTCACTAGAATCGAATGAGATCATTGTCTTGTTTCCATCTCTATAAACGTAGCCTATGGCATCCGAGTTAGAGCAAGCAATGTTTCTAATCTTACCAGTTAAGTCGAGATCTTTAGCAGACACCTCCTTACCTTTCTTCTCAAGCATCTTATCCTTGAGGTGGCCGATATAGATGATATGATCAGAAAGCATCTCCAATCTGTCCATCCATTTCTTAATAGCCATTCTCAAGTACAAATAGCCTGCACCCTGAGGAAGAGACAACACCGATAACCCTTTGTTATCTGCATCGAAGTTCTTACCCATCGGGGTTTGTCTGTACAATTCCTTAGCCTCTGACTCACACCAAACTTCTAGTTGTGTGAGAGTGTCGATAGCTATGTACTTATAGGGCTTCTTGGCTTGCATGATAGCCTTCCCTACCTGTGCTAACTCTGCAAGATTTGCTACCTTGATCTTGAGTGCTTCAACCATGTCAGATCCTTGTTCCAGGTCTATGATTAAACACCCATCAAGCTTAGCAATTGCAGTAGTCTTACCAATCTTTGGGGGCCCGTACATAATCATATGTCGTGGGCTTTTCCTTCCAACTGGTACTTTCTCTGTTGGCAATACTAATTCCATAGTTAATAATAATTTACTTTTTTGGTCTCTCTTTAATCGAGAAGGTAGACAGATCTGATTCGTAAGGAATCATGCCTAGCTGGCCATCCCTATTCTTTTCTACGTGACATGCAAGTAAGCCTACTGGGTTCTCACCACAGTATGCATCTGTTATCCCGTATAAATCATATGGACGTTGAAGCATCATAACCACGTGAGCATCCTGGCCTATCGAGTCACCCCCGAACAGGTCAGTTAGCTGTGGCTGATACTGCTGCTTAGCACGATACTCTTGCTCGATGTTCCTGTTTAGCTGAGACAATAGGATATTGATTACCCCAAGTCTAGCCTGCAGCCACATACAAGTTTTAGATATCTGATTAAGCTTCTGTAGTTCTGTATCCTCAGTCCCTAGAATAAGTCTAGAGTGGTCGAAGAGGTTGATTATTGTGTGGTTTGGGAATTTTAAATTCACCCTGTTGTTCACCTCTTTAATCTTAACCATATTCTGAGGAATAGAGCAGAAGAATATCGGGTACTTACGATACTTATCTACTGCCTTCTCATAGTCATTGACCTTCTCGTCAGAGATTGGGGACTCGATACTATACAGCTCTGAGAACTGCAGCTTAACATCGTTAGCTGCTGCCCTCATAATCTGTTGATAGTCTGGCATCTCGAAACTCCAATAAAGGAGAATCATTTTCTTGTCCTTGTTCTTGTCTAGAAG